ATGTTAATAATATTTTTTGGCGTGTATTCTTATTTCTTTAGCGTAAAGGATTATACTTTAATCGCTGGGATTATTGCATTTTGGGGAGCAATTATTGGTGGATATTTAACATGGCGAGGTGTGGAATATAATATAAAACATCAAAAAGCAAAAGATCGCTATAAGAAATTACCTGACGAAATAAAAAAATGTTGGAAGTTAAATAAATATATTAGCTTTGGGTATTTTATTTCTAATTTAACAAAAGAATTAGATATAAATGAAACAGACGATAAAATAATGGAATTTATTGATGAAACAGAAGAGATAGCTACAGAAATAGCGTTAGATATCAGTCCTGAAATGTATAAATTAACAATGAAGTACTATACCTTACTGGAGGATTATGTTGCCTACGTTAAGAGAAACAAAGTTGATATTTATAATGAAAATATGAGGGAAATATACAACAAATCATGTTTCATATTACAGGAGTATGAAACAGAATATGAAACTCTTGCAGAAAGTCTTAATGTAAAGATGTGACTAAATGTCACATCTTTTTTTATTCTATAAAGCAACTAGCATAATGGGGTGATGCCATTGATTGAACAAAAGTTAACAGTGAAGCAACAAGCTTTTGCCGATTATTATATTGAACTAGGAAATGCAACAGAAGCTTATTTAAAAGCGTATCCGAACGTGAAGAAGGAAGCGACTGCGAGAGCAGCAGGAAGTCGCATGTTAACAAATGTTAGCGTGAAATCTTATATAGACAATCGCATGGAGGAGTTGAAGTCTGAACGAGTAGCAGATCAGCAAGAAATACTAGAGTTACTAACTGCTATTGCTAGGGGTGAGACAACTTCGGCAACTTTACGTGGTATTGGCGAAGGTGCCCAAACAATTGATGAAGATATGCCACCAACTACTGCCGAGCGTATTAAAGCTGCTGAATTACTAGGCAAGCGTTATCGCATGTGGATTGATAAGGTGGAAACGGACGGTAAAACTAAAGTGGTTATTGTGGATGATGTGTAATGGCAGAACAACGTATCAGTTTAGCTAGTATCATTACAGAGCAATTCAAACCATTTTGGCGCGCCTCCAGAGCAAAAGAACATCTACGCTATGTCTTAAAAGGCGGTCGTGGTTCCGGTAAGTCGTTTCATATACCAATGCGAATACTATTAGATATTATGGAATATCCAGTTTCAGCTATAGGTATTCGTAGAGTACAAAATACAATCTTGAAATCTGTTTATGCTAACTTTAAAGCTGCGGCAAATATTATGGGAGTTCGTGATCAATTCCGTTTTGTCGATTCTAAGCTTGAAATAACCTATTTAGGCAGAGGGAACAAGATTTACTTTGCTGGCGCTGATGATCCGGAGAAGATTAAATCTATTAAAGATGCCGATTTTCCGTTAGCTATAGCGTGGTTTGAAGAATTAGCAGAATTTAAAAGTGAAGATGATATAACAACAATTGAAAACTCGATTCTACGTGAGGAGTTGGAAGGGAAGATCTTTTCGCAAGCTGACAGACAGCAAGCGTACCCTTTTGACTACTCTTTTTATTATTCTTATAACCCGCCTAAAAGAAAACAATCTTGGGTGAATAAGAAGTACGAAAGTTCACTAATTGATGATAATACTTATGTTCATCATTCAACATATCTCGGCAACCCACATCTATCAAAGAAATTTATAGAAGAAGCTGAGAACGTTAAACGAAACAAACCTTTGAAATATCGATGGGAGTATCTTGGAGAAGCGATAGGTAGTGGCGTTGTTCCGTTTGATAACTTACAAATCGAAAAAGGCTCAATTACAGATGAAATGGTTGCCGCGTTTGATAATATCCGAAACGGTAATGACTTTGGATATGCAACGGATCCATTAGCTTTCGTTAGATGGCATTATGACAAAAAGAAAAACGGTATCTATGCTGTTGATGAAATATATGGAGTGAAGATTAGTAACAGGAAATTAGCTGAGAAATTGAAAGCTAAGGGTTATCAATCAGATCGTATAGCAGCCGATTCAGCGGAGCCAAAGTCTATTGCTGAATTACGTGATGAACAAGGAATACCACGTATTTATGGTGTTAAGAAAGGTCCTGACAGCGTGGAATACGGCGAAGAATGGCTCGATGATTTAGATTTCATTTGCATTGATCCGTTACGTACTCCTAACATTGCGAAAGAGTTTGAGAACATTGATTACCAAACAGATAAAGACGGTAATCCTATTGCTCGTTTAGAGGATAAAGACAACCACACTATCGATGCTACTCGCTATGCATTCGAGGAAGATATGCGAGGTAGCACATACAGTTTTGATTAGAAAGAGGTGAGAACATGGGATTTTTTCCGTTTCAGGGGGCTAGTACAGACACCGAGATCATCAATGAAAACGTAACAGCTGGTGCAAATGATGTTATAACGGACATCAAGTGGCTAGAAAACGAGATCAATAAGTTTAAAAAGTCGGAGAAGCGAAAATGGATACTGACAGGTGAGGCTTATTATGAAGGTAACCAAGATATTTTAGAGCGTAAACGTTGGGTCATTGGTAAAGGAGGACGGTTAGAGGTAAATGGTAACCTACCGAATAACAAGATACTTGATAATCAGTATGCTAGGCTTGTAGACCAAAAAGTAAACTATCAACTTGGTAAACCAATAACAATTGAAACTGAAAATAACGAGTACTTAAAGAAATTACAAGATATTTTCAATAAACGATTCCATCGCACATTAAGAAGTATTGGACAGGATGCCTTGAATGGTGGTATTGGCTGGCTTTATCCGTTTTACGATGAAAATGGTGAGTTTGCTATCAAACGCTTTCCTCCGCATGAAATCATTCCGTATTGGAAGGATTCAGAGCAAACGATTCTCGATTTCGCAATTCGCTTATACGCTGTAAAAGAGTATGAGGGCGAGAGAGAGGTTATAGTGGAAAAGGCAGAGATTTACAGTGCCAACGGAGTGGAACATTATCAATGGTTCGCAGGGCATCTTGTACAGGATGTAACGAGGTCTCAAACCTCTTATGTCACTATGAATGATGGTGAAAATGAATTAAGTCTGAATTGGCAGCAAACACCTTTGATTCCTTTTAAATTCAATAACAAGGAAATCCCTCTAATCAAGCGTGTAAAGTCTCTACAGGACGGTATTAACATCATGTTAAGTGACTTTGAAAACAACATGCAGGAAGATGCTCGAAATACTCTTCTGGTGCTCCATAATTACGATGGACAGGACTTGGGGGAGTTTAGACGTAACCTATCCATGTATGGCGCAGTTAAAGTGCGCTCAGACAGTGTTAAAGGTGGAGTAGACACATTAACAGTGGAAGTAAATGCAGACAACTATAAGTCCATACTTGCTTTATTTAAAAAGGCTCTAGTTGAAAATGGCCGAGGCTATGACGCGAAAGATGAACGTATGGCAAATAACCCAAACCAATTAAATATCAGAGCTATGTATAGTGAAATCGACCTAGATGCAGATGGTATTGAAACAGAGTTCCAAGCATCATTCGAGGAATTGTTATGGTTTATCAATGTTCATTTAGCTAACACTGGACAAGGCGATTACGAGGGCGAATATGTAAACATCATTTTTAATCGTGACATCCTCATTAATGAGATGGAAGTTGTTGATGTATTAAATAAATCACCTTATTTATCTGAAGAAACAAAGATTGCACAGCATCCTTATGTAAAAGACGTACAAGAAGAGTTAAAGCGAAACAAAAAAGAACGTCAGGAACGCATGAATGAGTTCGATGGCTACGATGATCATTTTAAGGCTATAAATTCAAAGTCTGGTGATGATAATGTCCAAGAATAGGGATTATTGGCGACAACGTTTCGAGATATTGGAGCAAGCGCAACACCAAAAGAGTGAGAGTTACTATAAGGACCTTGAAAAATCCTATATCAAGACTATGCAAGAAATCGAAAAGGATATTGCTAAGTGGTATCAGCGCTTTGCCAAAAATAACGAAATTTCACTTGATGAAGCGAAGCAGCTGTTAAAAAGTGATGAATTAAAAGAGTTTCGATGGACAGTTGAAGAATACATCGAATATGGCAAAAAGAATGCTATTAATCAAAAGTGGATGAAACAACTCGAAAATGCTTCTTCTCGTATTCATATAAGCCGTTTGGAAAGTTTGCAAATACAACTTCAACAGCATGTAGAAAAACTGTATGGTGGGCAAATTGAGGGCTTTGAGCACTTAATGAAAGAGGGATATCAAACACAGTACTATCACACAGCATTTGAGGTACAGAAAGCTTTCGAAATTGGTTTTTCACTACAAGCACTGGATGAAACAAAGCTAACCAAAATTATTAGCAAGCCTTGGACTGCTGATGGTCAAACATTCAGTCAAAAAATATGGCGTGACCGTAATATGTTGCTTGATACACTGCATACTGAGCTCATCCAGTCGATGGCCCGCGGTGAAGCACCTGATCGTATGATTAGTTCAATAGCCAAAAAAATGAATACATCACGTTCCAACGCTGCTCGTCTAGTAATGACTGAATCAGCGTTTTTTAGTGCTGCTGCTCAAAAGGATGCATTCAGTGAGCTTGATGTTGAAAAGTATGAGATTATCGCTACGTTAGACAGTCGTACAAGTAGCATCTGTCAATCGATGGACGGTAAGGTGTTCAAATTGGATGATTTCATGCCGGGTGTGACGGCTAATCCGTTTCATCCACGATGTCGAACAACTACAGCACCATACTTCGAGGATGATTACAGTGAACGAATTGCTCGTGATAAAAATGGTCAAGTGTATTACATTAGTTCAAATATTAAATATCCAGAGTGGGAAGAGAGGTTTGTTGCATGACAAAATACCGAAAGAAACCTGTTGAAGTTGTAGTATTTAAATTTTATGTAGATGCGTTTCCAGATTGGTTTACTGATGCTGTGACGGAAAACCAAGTAATATTACGCAATTGTAATTACAGTAAATATAGTATTGATGAAGCTAGTTGTGAGATTAAAACACTTGAAGGAACTATGGTGGCAAACGGTGGTGACTACATCATCAAAGGTATCAAAGGTGAATTGTATCCTTGTAAACCAGATATTTTTGAAGCAACTTATGAAAAAGCAGAAGGCACGTTAAATGTAGATGAAGGTGTAAAAAGGTTTTTTGAAAAGTTAGAAGATGTTTTGGAAGAAGCAACTCAATAACAGTGCCTTATCCACCGTCTTTTTTGCACTTTATGACGTTAATTTAAAAGGGGCAAATCCTAACAGGTCGTTACCTGTCAAAACGAATTAGGAGGCAAAAATAAATGAAAAAAGAAGATTTAATAGCAATGGGGTTAAGTGAGGAGCAAGCTAATGCTGTTGTTGGTAAATATGGAACAATGATTCCTAAAGAGCGCTTTGACGAGATCAATAAGGCGAAGAAAACACTTGAAGATCAAGTGAAAAACCATGATACTCAGTTGAAGGATTTGCAAGACAAAGCTAAAGGTAATGAGGAGCTACAAAAGACGATTACTGACTTGCAGCAGGCTAACGAGACAGCTAAAACAGATTATGAGCAGCAACTCAAAGACGAACGTTTATCCAGTGCAGTGAAATTAGCCTTAACTGGCAAAGTGCATGATACAGATTTGGTTACAGGTCTTATTGATCGAAACACAATCGAATTAAGCGAAGATGGAAAAGTCACTAAAGGACTTGATGAGCAACTTAAATCGTTGCAAGAATCAAAGTCCTTTTTGTTTGTGCCAGAAAAGCAACAACCAACATTCAAAGGGTGGAACCCCGCTGGTGGCGTAGACAGTGGTACAGACACAAGTGATGTAGGTTCTAACTTCGCAAAAATAGCGAATGGCAAAGGATTAAGTGACGCAAGCAACAACCCTTGGGGATAAACAATAAGGAGGGCTATATATGCCATATGTAAAACCAATTGAAAAATTTCAACGTGTAAATTTCTTAGCATCATCAAAAGTGCAGTCATTTACCTATTTAGTAAGCGATGCAGGTGTAACGGCTGACGCAAATGGAAAGAAAATTGTTAAGGCAGGTACTATCTTGCCTAAAAATGATGCTACTGCAGAAGGTATCTTATATACCGATGTTGATGTAACAAACGGACCACAACCTGGTTCATTGATTGTTGAAGCTTACGTTTTAGAAGATCGTCTACCAGTTGCTCCAGATGCAGCAACCAAAACCGCATTAAAAGAAATTAAATTCCGATAATTGGAGGGAAATCATTATGCCAGACATTTTAGAGTTATTTGGTCAAAAAACAGTATTAGATTATATGAAAGAACGAAAATATCAAAGCTACGGGGTGGGAGAAGCTCTTTTCCCAGAAGTTAAACACGATACACTAGAGTTTGAGTATCTAGTAGGTGCGAATGAATTACCTGTTATTGCAAAGGTACACTCTTTTGATACAGAAGCAGAAATCGGTTCATTAGATGCAGCTAAACAGGTGTTAGAGGCTGCTTATATCAAGAAAAAGTATCAAATTACTGAAAAGGATTTAATGGCATTACAATTCCCACGAACTGCACAGGAACAACAATTCCTGATGCAACGAGTATTTAATTTAATCGACAAAGCAGCCAATGATGTTCGAGCTAGTGTTGAATTAATGCGTATGCAAGCATTGAGTACAGGTGAATTGAAATTAGCATTGAATACAGCGGATGGAACACCAAAGACTCTTACGGTTGGCTATGGGGTACCAACAGACCATAAAGAAGCACTTGCTGGAACTGATCAATGGGGAACTGGCACTGAAGATATCTTAGGTGATTTAGAACGTTGGACTGGCGCACTAGATATTACGCCAACTCGCGCGTTAACATCCAAGAAAATTGCAGCTCTTATTTTACGTAATCCGAAGATTATTGGTTACCTGTACGGCGCTGGTTCTTCTCGTGTGGCAAATTTAACAGATTTAAACGCTTTCTTTACACAACAAGGTTTACCTACTATCGCTGTATATGAATCAAATTCAAACACGAAATATCGCGAACAAAATGCAGATGGAACATACACAACAAAGAGTTACTTCCCAGACAATAAATTCGTAATGTTTGGTGATGGACCACTTGGTGAATCGTTATATGGCCCAACACCAGAAGAATCTCGCCTTATTCGTAGTGCATCGGATGTTGAAATGTCTACCATTGGTAATGTAATTGGAATGGTGTACGAAGAAGGGAAAGATCCTGTTTCAACATGGGCAAAAGCAGCTGCTACAGCAATCCCTTCATTCCCTGAAGCACAAAACGTATTCCAAGCACAACCGATTGCATAAGGAGGCTATTTGAAATGGCAAACATTAAAGTAAAGGTTAAAAATGGTGCTTTCCCTATTCGGTATAAGGGAAAGCGCTATTTAGTTGGTGAAGAATTGACAATTGATGAAAAACATTTAAACGAATCA